ACAATGAAGGGTGTAAAGCATTATAAGAAGGACGGTACTGAGCATAAAGGCAATACTCACAAGATGCCTGACGGTTCTTTGCACACTGGTAAAGTTCACAGTAAAACAAGTGTAAAACTTTTTCATGCAAAAGACTTAAGCAAAACCGTACAAGCTAAGTTAAAAAAAAAGTAGTTAAAATGAAAGACGGTGGATTGGCTGCAAGTCAAAAAAGCCTTAAGTCATGGACTAAGCAGGATTGGAGAACTAAGAGTGGTAAACCTTCTACGCAAGGTTCAAAAGCTACAGGAGAACGCTACCTTCCAGCTAATGCTATTACGGCTATGGGTTCTGGGGCATATGCGGCTTCTACAGCTAAAAAAAGAGCAGATACAGCAAAAGGTAAGCAGTTCTCTAAGCAACCTAAAAAAGCGGCTAAAGCTGCCAAGCCGTACAGAAAGATGACATGAAAAACTTAACAGAAAAACAACAGAAATTTATTGATGTTTTATTTGAAGAGGCTCAAGGTAATCCTGTAGAGGCTAAACGTCTTGCTGGTTACGCAGATTCAGTATCTTCTACAAGCATTACAGGTGTGCTTCATGATGAAATCTATGAGGCTACTAAGCGTTACATTGCTGCCTCTGGCACACGTGTTGCTTATGGTATGATGGAAGTGTTTAATGACCCTACACAACTAGGCAATAAAGAAAAAATAGCAGTAGCTAAGGACTTTCTTGACCGAGCAGGGTTTGTAAAGACAGACAAAATAGAAGTAAAGACTGAAAGTCCTTTGTTTATTTTACCCGCTAAAAATGAAAACTAATAAAACTTGGAGACTACCTCCACCAGAAAAACTAAGTAGTGGTCTTAAATGGTTTCCTGTCGTAAGAGTAGGTAGGGTAGTGCCTTTTGGTTATGAACAAGACCCTAATGACGAAGACATACTGCTACCTCTGACTGAAGAGTTAGAAACACTAGAGTTAGCAAAAAAACATCTTAAACAATACAGTTACAGGGATGTTGCAATTTGGTTAAGTGAACAAACTGGCAGATCAATCTCTCACGTCGGATTAATGAAAAGAGTAAAACTTGAACGAAAACGTAAGACAGACGCTGAAAATGCACGGTACTACGCCCAACGCTACAAAGAAGCGGAAGCAAAAGCGAAGCGTCTTGAAGAAGAAAGATTCAGTTCAATTAGAAAAGAAACCGAAGACAGTCCCAGCGACAGTACTGCCAGAGCCGATTGAGATAGAAAAAGCTCAAGAAGTTATCTTTCGTGCTAATCCCGGACCTCAGACAGACTTTCTTTCTGCTTCAGAACAAGAGGTTTTATACGGAGGAGCAGCAGGTGGTGGTAAATCTTTTGCTATGTTGGCTGACCCTGTTAGGTATTTTAACAATCCTCTCTCTAACAAACTTTTAGTTCGTAGAAGCACAGAAGAATTAAGAGAACTTATTTCTGTTTCAAAGCAACTGTATCCTAGGGCAATCCCGGGAATTAAGTTTTTAGAAAGAGAAAAGACTTGGATAGCCCCTTCTGGTGCATCTCTGTGGTTAAGTTATTTAGATAGGGACGATGATGTACAAAGGTATCAAGGACAAGCTTTTAATTGGATTGGTTTTGACGAACTTACACAATGGCCTACACCTTTTGCTTGGAACTATATGAGATCACGTCTACGTACTACTAGGAACAGTGGATTAAGTTTATATCAAAGGGGAACTACAAACCCCGGTGGAGCAGGACACCAATGGGTTAAAAAAACCTTTGTAGACCCAGCTCCACACAATACAACCTTTAATGCTACGGACCCAGAAACACAGGAAGTTATAGCTTGGCCTAAAGGTCACTCAAGAGAGGGTGAACCATTATTTCAACGTAGGTTTATTCCTGCTACTTTGTTTGATAACCCTTACCTTTCTGACGATGGTATGTACGAAGCTAACCTTTTATCTCTACCTGAGCATCAACGTAAGCAACTGCTTGAAGGTAACTGGGATGTAAACGAAGGTGCTGCTTTTCCTGAATGGAATCGTAATATTCACGTGGTAGAGCCGTATGAGATACCTAGTAGCTGGGCTAAATTTAGAGCGTGTGACTATGGATATGGTTCTCATACAGGAGTAGTATGGTTTGCTGTAGCACCTGACGAGCAACTTGTAGTTTATAGGGAGATGTATTGCTCAAAGGTCATAGCTACTGACCTAGCTGACATGATCTTAGAAGCAGAAGAAGGTGAAAGTATTAGGTATGGAGTTTTGGATTCTTCTTTGTGGCATAATCGTGGTGATACTGGTCCTAGTTTAGCTGAACAAATGATTATGAAAGGTTGTAGATGGAGACCTTCTGATAGATCAAGAGGGTCAAGGGTAGCAGGTAAGAACGAACTACACAGACGTTTACAAGTAGATGACTTTACAGAAGAACCAAGGCTAGTGTTTTTTGAAACTTGTAGTAATACTGTTAGTCAAATACCTGCCTTGCCTTTAGATAAGAACAACCCAGAAGATGTAGATACAAACTCAGAAGATCACTTGTATGACGCACTACGTTACGGTATAATGACACGACCAAGGAGCAGTCTATTTGATTTTGATCCATCCACACAAAACAGTGGGTTTCAAGCAGCAGACCCTACATTTGGATATTAAGGAAAAATAATGGAAGAAGACTATATTGAAAGTGCTATGGAATCGGAGCAATCTTCAGCTATTGAAGATGTAAAAAAGGCTGCGTATAGTGACCCTAAATCTGGTAACATTTATAATTATGTTCGTGAGAAGTATAGTAAAGCTTCTGATGCAAGGGAAACAGAAGAGACCCGTTGGTTAAAGTCTTATCAAAACTATAGAGGTATTTATGGACCTGATGTACAATTCACTTCTACAGAAAAGTCTCAGGTATTTATTAAGGTTACTAAGACAAAAGTTCTTGCCGCATATGGACAGATTGTAGAGGTATTATTTGGAAATCATCGTTTTCCTATTAGTGTTGATCCTACTACTTTGCCTGAAGGTGTAGAAGAAGCAGTACACTTTGAGGCGGATGATAAACTTAAAAAGGCACAGGAAGCTTCTCCTGAAGAGATGCAACTAAAACCGGGAGAAACTACACCTCAACTTAAAGAACGTCTTGCAGGGTTGCAGGATACGCTTGCCCCTGTGATGGACAACTTAAAAGAAGGTCCGGGAAAAACTGCTACTGCAATTACTTTTCATCCTGCAATGGTTGCAGCTAAGAAGATGGAAAAGAAAATTCATGATCAGCTTGAAGAATCTAATGCTAACAAGCAGTTACGTGTAGCTGCCTTTGAAGCTGCATTGTTTGGTACTGGTGTTATGAAGGGACCATTTGCTGTAGATAAAGAGTATCCTAGCTGGTCTGATACAGGAGAGTACACACCTACTATTAAAACAGTACCTCACACAGCTAGTGTTTCTATTTGGAACTTCTACCCTGATCCTGATGCGGCTAATATGGATGAGGCTGAGTATGTAATTGAACGTCATAAAATGTCACGTAGTAAAGTTCGTGGACTAAAGCAACGTCCTTTCTTTAGAAAGAATGCTATTGATACTGCTATCTCTTACGGAGAAAACTACGTAAAAGAATGGTGGGAACAGGCAATGGAAGATGATGCCCAAGAATCAAAAGCAGCACGCTTTGAGGTTCTTGAGTTTTGGGGTATGATTGATACTGAGATGTTAAAGAGTCACGATATTGAAGTCCCAAAAGAAATGAAAGACTTAGATCAAGTTAGTGTAAACATTTGGATTTGCAACAATCAAGTTCTTCGTCTTGTAATGAATCCGTTTACTCCTTCTACTATTCCTTACTACGCTGTGCCTTATGAGCTTAATCCTTATAGCTTGTTTGGTGTGGGTATTGCTGAGAACATGGATGACACACAGACCTTAATGAATGGGTTTATGCGTATGGCTGTGGACAATGCTGCACTGTCAGGTAATATGGTAATAGAAGTAGACGAAACTAACCTAGTTCCCGGTCAAGACTTGTCTGTATATCCCGGCAAGGTGTTTAGGCGTCAAGGGGGCGCACCCGGCCAAGCTATTTTTGGCACTAAGTTCCCTAACGTATCCAATGAGAACATGCAGATGTTTGATAAGGCACGTGTATTAGCAGACGAGAGTACAGGCTTTCCTAGCTTTGCTCATGGTCAGACAGGAGTTCAAGGTGTCGGACGTACAGCTTCTGGCATTAGTATGCTCATGTCTGCTGCTAATGGCTCTATACGGAATGTAGTTAAGAATGTAGATGATTATCTCCTAGGTCCACTAGGTAAAGCATTCTTTAGTTTTAATATGCAGTTTAACTTTGAAGAAGATATTAAAGGTGATCTTGAGATCAAAGCACGTGGCACTGAAAGCCTTATGGCTAACGAAGTACGTAGTCAGCGTCTAATGCAATTCCTTGGTGTAGTGCAAAACCCTGTCCTAGCTCCCTTTGCTAAGATGGATTATATTATCCGTGAGATTGCTAAGTCTATGGACCTTGATCCTGACAAGCTGGTTAATAACATGGGTGATGCTGCAGTACAGGCTGAGATACTTAAAAAGTTCCAAGCAGATAATCCACCACCACCTCAACCACAGGCAGGACCACAGGGAGGCCCACAGAAGCCACCAGCGGGCGCTCAGGCACAGGACACTCAAGGCAGCGGTGGGGGTACTATAGGAACAGGCTCAGTGCCTACACCGGGAGAAGAAGGCTTCTCAGCTAATAAAGGGCCAATGCAGTGAGTTTAAAACTGTTAGTAAACAACAAGGAAGCATGGGATGCTTTTGAAGTAGAACTAAATGAGCGTATTCAGGCAAGTTACAAAATGTTTTCTCAATCAGATGAAAGCCATGTGATGTACAGGCTGCAGGGTCAGGTACACGCTTTGACTGCACTCAAACAACTCAGACTAAAGGTTAATGCAAATGGATGAAGAAACACAAAAAGCTTTTGCACTAGGTGGAGAAGCAGAAACAGTAGACCCAGTGTCGGGCAATGATGTACCTCCCGGTTCTTTACCAGAGGAAGTACGGGATGACATTGATGCTAAACTTAGTGAGGGTGAGTATGTTGTCCCTGCTGATGTGGTTCGTTTCTTTGGTGTAAAGTTTTTTGAAAATCTTCGTACAAAAGCAAAACAGGGCTTGCAACAGATGGATGAAGATGGTAGAATAGGTGGTGAACCTACTTCAGAAACGCCATTGCCTTTTGATGTGTCTGAGTTAGAAGTAGAAGATGAAGACGGTATGCGTATGGCTATAGGGGGTTTAATTCCCGGATATGCACCGGGAGGGTTTACAGGTGTAGGATCAAGTTTTGGTGGTTACGGCATAAACCCTAGTTATAAACCGTATGATCCTACTATTGCTCCTAAAACAACTACTCTTGCCCCTCCTCCTGTAGCTACTACTACTGCTGCTCCTGCTCCTGCGGCAATGGGACCAAAGATAGAAACATACTATAGACCAGATGGAACTCCTGTTCCTATTACTTTTATTAACGGCAAGCCACAACAGTCTACACAAGGACTGACAAAGAAAAATCCAAACTCAATGGATACAAAAGAAACTTACAACCCTTTAAAGGGGGCAAAGTTAAATGAGTTTGGGCAACCTATTAATGTTAGGGGCGAAGTTATAGACCCCAGTAAGGCTGGTAAATTTCCCTTTGGTACTATAGATGCATTAGTTGGAACCAGTGCAAGGTATGAAAGAGAACTTGCAGAATTAGCCCAAAGTGACGATAAAGACAAATACAAAAAAATGGGAG